GCCATTATGCCAATATTATTAACTGTATTGTCAATCTCTAAAATATTGTTTAATTTACAATTAAGCATAAACTCATCACGAAACTCTTGAACACGAAATGGTAAACAGACTACATATTTCATTAAAGCCCTAACTCATTCATTATTGTTGTCCATCTATGTACATAAGTATGTTCTTGCTTTGTTCTTTCGTGACCATTTAGCCGAATTCTTTCTCTTTCAAGATCATTATCAAGATACTTATCTATCTTAGTTGTAAGATCTTTAAAGTTTCCGTGCTCATAAAATATAACTTCGTTACCATCTTCAAAGTAATCTTCAAGTCCTTTTATGCGAGGGTAGATAGTAAAACCACCACGACCAGTACTCTCAAACAATCTATCGCTAGTGTAGTAAGGATAGTTAAAGTTAATGTTAAGACTATCTCCTACTGCTACCTTGCTTTGTGCGTATATCTTATTTAACTCATCACCACGCACAGTTCCAGTATCTCCATCTCCGCCAACGTGAAGAAATCTACTGCCATATGTTTGTTTTAAGAAGTCTATAAGGTCTGATCTATACTTATGCTCGTGGTGATATCTTTTACTTCCAACAAAGATAACATCATATTTAAAATTGTATGTGTTGTAGTCTTTGTGTATGTAGCATTCTTTGTCATAAACTCCTGCAGGCAAAAAATGACCTTTTACTTCTGTATTCTCGTTAAACCAGTCAGCCATCAACTTATCTACTGTAAAGAAGTGACCAATGGTTTTATAAAAGTTATCATCTTCAAGATCTTTCTGGCGATCAAGTCCAAACCATAGATCAAGGTGGTAGGTAATTGTTTCCACCCCTGCCTTCTTTAACTGAAGCAGGACATTATCCATTGTGATTCTTCCGCTTGTTTCCCAACCATGGGTGTGTACCCAAATAAACAAGTCTGAGTTTAAGGCTTGATCAAGGACTACTTGGCTTTTTGCTTTCTTTTCTTGCAATTTTACAACGGTATGACCAAGAGACTCAAGACTCTTAGCGTGATGGTTTTCACTACTATAAGAAACCTCAAAGTTTCCCAGAAAAACAATTCTAGCCAATTAATTACCCCTTTTAGTTTCATTCTATTATATCATCATTGTGCCCCTGGCAGGAATTGAACCTGCGACACATGGCTTAGAAGTCCATTGTTCTATCCACTGAACTACAGAGGCGTACACCAGGTAGGACTTGAACCTACGATAACCGAATTATGAGTTCGGGGCCTTAACCAACTTGGCTACTGGTGTTTATTTTTTTAATAGTCATATTACAATTTTCACAGATATCATATGCAAATCCAGTAAATGGGCAAGCACCGACAGAAATTAACTTATGTCCAAAAATTTTGCATTTAATAACTTTAATAAGATTTATAATCATTTAATTTCGTTTTGACCTCTTGCAATAGCAGCAGATATCTTAAATGCTTTTTGGGTTCTGCGGGACTTATTAAGACCTTTTGATACCCACAGATCAGATGTAGCAAGAATATCAACTGCTATCTGCTCTCTAATTTCTTTAACAGTAAACACAATAAAGTCCCATACCTGTTGCTTTTGCTCATCTGTAAGTTCTTCTGTCCAATTAGCCATCTCTATTGCCATCCCAATCACCAATTTTGGTTGTTTCAATGCCGTGATCAAACCACAACTTTAGTACTGCTGGGTTATCATCTACTGCGTGAATAACATTCCACTGCTTTCTAATTCTTTTAAGGATATCACTCTTAACCTCATAGTCAGGCCTAAAGTCACCATCTTTACGCATATATAAAGCGGTATGTCCTATATCATTTTTTGCTAACCAATATGATGTAATTCCACGCCAGTACTCATTACGAGAAGTAACAATGATAACGTGATGTTGATCAAAGAAAGCCCTATTAAGCATTTCAACAACTTCTTGGTTTGGTTCAGCATTAATTGACTCAGAATGAAACTTATCGTAATCTTTTTTAAATCCTGGATCATTGTTGACATTTCTTATATTATACAGATATGGATCAACATTTGCTAATGTTCCATCAACATCAAATATTATTGCATTATGCATTGTTATTCATCTTTGTCTTGTACTTTTTCATAAACTTCTTTAGGTACCCATCGTAATCTTCCATTTTTATACTGCCTCTCATAGCCCAAGGACTTCCAGTCCATCTTCATAATACTTGGCTCTTTAATCTTGGTCAACCTTATATGTCATTGCAACATAACAAGCGATGTATCCCATTACGAATGCTGGTATTAGAAATAAAACATTAATCATTTTTTATCCTTATCTACTAGTTATAACTTTTTTTGTGCCAATACATTTTCTTGTAAGAAGAAACAAAAGTTTTAAAGAATTTTCTATGTATTAAGTATGTTTTTTCTTCGTCATAATCTAAGACTTCAGTTTCCCACTCTTCTCTTTTAAATGGTATTAGTTGACATATAGGCGTTCCAGCCTCAATGATTCCTTCAAAATCTTTGTCAAGTAAAAACGGGAATTGAACAGAAAGATCAAACGTATCACAATCAACTATACCAGAAATAACCTTAAAAGGCAAATCAAACCTATTTGATGGATGTGTAAAGTATATGCTATATCCTTCTGGAACATTTATTGACCAATCATTATTCCATTTCCAAACATATTGGTTATAGTTTTCGGGTATTGCAATTCCTTTAAATTGTTCTAAAGAGTGATGACTTAGCATAGGCTCGGTGTGTCGCCAATTAATATTTTGAGGACCATCAATTGTTTTTTCAACAAAAATATCATCAGTCAAGTAAACCATATACCCAGCAGTCATTGCGTCTAGAAACGGTACACATCTTTTTATAGTTACATTTGGCATACCGTGTGCTGATGGGATAGATAGTCTTTTCTGTCCTATGTACGGTTCAATATTCTTGTACCATTCAGGCAAAAACCTTATTGCTGGAACTGGATGGTTTAAATTTAAACTTCCTGATTTGGTAAGTGATCTAAACTTAATTTTTTTCATTTGTACTACCCCCTGTTACATAAGTATAGCACTTAGTGCAGTATATGCCAGTTCGTAATGCCTGGGTAGCATTAGGAGACTGACAATTAGTACAACTAATACCTGTCATTGTTTATGCCGTTTCTTATTTCCATACTTAGCCTTAACCTCAGCCTTAGCCTTATCAACAATAGCCTTAGTAGTCTCAGCCAAAATAAACTCTTGATCAAAGGTTTGTTCAGTATCCATTTAGGCACTCATTTCTAGTATGATATAAACGTATCTTGGTCATAGTCTTTTTGTTCGGGGCATAGAGTTCTTCCCCACAGCAGGCAGTCTTAAGATACCACTCTTTGGCAAAGAAGTCATAAAGCATACCTTTATAGTTAGCATACTTCTTGGTTACAAAGGTTTGAAATGGGTCGGGGATATCAAGGTTTTCTAGCATATGCACACCAAATACGACCGTCAGTCATAGTCTGGTGAGTCTCCCAAAATAATGGATCTTTATGTGCCATCTCACATTTTACACATTCATTCTTATTCAAAGTCAACCTGTCTTTCAAACATACTGGTCATATAATTATCTTCTCCTCTTGCAACTTTGGCAGCAGCAATACGCATACCCAAAGCATTAGTCACACCCGCATCAATCGGCAAGTTCTCAATCTCCCGTGCAATTTCTTCTCGCAGCGTCATTTCGTCTATGCTCATATATCAATTATACAGTTCGGCGGATAGGCTGTCAAGTTCGGCGAAAATAGAGGGCTACAAACCTTCCTATGCACCAAAGGTGCACTATCGGTTACTATCCTACTGTTGCCCATTTAATAATATTACATCTTCCGTGAGATGGTCTGACATTTTCCAAGGTATCCAAACCACCCTTAGATAAAGGATAAACGTGATCTATATGTAAAGCCTTCTCCCACCCAATCTGACCTACTTGCCTTGGAGCATTTAAATCTATTGGGGTTTGGCAGATATGACAATCTAAACCATAAGTCTCAAGTACATCTTTATCTGAATAGTTTCCAGGGGATGTATCATTTCTACGGAAATGTCTACGAGCATTAGGAGTACGAAATCTCCATTCTCTTCGTAATGCATTTATCTTTTCATTACGAATGACTCTTTGGTTTTTCCAATAGGATCTTTCAGCATCTTGACAAGATAGACAGGGATCTTCTTTTTTGTCTCGTCTATGCCAATCATAACCAGATCTGGTTCCGTGCTCTGGCTCTGTCTTATGTCGCATATATCTATTATCTCAAATTTTGCGGGGGAAGTCAAGAAGAGTTCGTAATCCTTAGTATAACAAACCCCTATAGCCAGATAGCCCCACAGCCCCAAAGAAACCTTTATCCCCTGGAATTATTCCTCAAATGAGGTTTGTTCCTCAAACATTTTATCCTGACATTTAGGACAGGCAGATGTAGGCTTTGAGGTTTGATAGGATATTTCAAACATACCCCCACAGTTAAAGCATAGTACGTTAGGCATTACTTACAAGCCAAACAGTAGTAGGGTGCTCTGAGATTGCTACTATGAGTTAGAATGGTTTGAGCACACTTAGAACACTTAGCAAAGACCATATCAGGGTCTAGAGTGTTGATTGAGAGTTTAAGGTTTTTTGTATAGTAAACCTTGGTTAGATACCAAGTGATTAGGACTAGAGTTATTGTTAGCATTGATCAATTGTAGCATATCCAGATGAACAGTTATGCACAATTTATCCACAATATGAGACAAGTTATCCACAGATTTGCTATAGTTATCCACATATAAATCTTACTGATATTTTTTAGATATGGTTTACAAAGGTTTGAGGTTTGTCTAATGGGTTATTGGCCATCTATACATATGGGTTCGTAATGTCTAGGATGTTGAAGGCCCCTACCACACAAACCTTCATATGTCAAATCCCCAAACCTTTATAGCGGATTATACATCCAAACCTCATATTTGTCAAACCTTTATAGCCCAAAAGCCCCTATAAAACCATAGACATTTTGTAGGATTTTGTCCAATAAATTAATAAAAAGGTTTGATAATATCTAAAAACCAGGGAAAAAGGTTTGATATCGTAATCTTTTATTTGGGTGTAGTTATACTAGGGGATATTGGTATACTTTGCTGGATCCCCTGGTTCATATACCGTGGATCGTAATGTCTGATAGGATAGTGAGTCACGCCTGGGGCGGGGATCAAGGAGTAAGAGTAAGAAAAGTTCCTACAGCAACTAATAGAATACCAAAAAGCATAGAGATAAAATGAAAAACCTTTATATCTGGTTTGATATCTCCATGGTTATGTCCTGCTTCATGATCATGGTCAGTATGCTTAGACAAACCATCATTAATAAAGTATGGCCCACTGTATTTAGAGAAATGGTTTCGTGTCATGCATTTATTATACACCTGGTTTGACAAACCCAGGCTTCCATGATATAAGGTTTGGGATCGTAATGTCTAAAAAGACCCGTGATTTTTTTTGTTGGGTTCGTAAAGGAGGTTTGGCTAGAGGCCCCGTGATTTTTTTTCGAAGGTTCGTAAAGGACGTTTTTTGAGAGTTCGACTACTTCTGAAAACCAGCAGCGTCAAACATTTCATCCAATGACTCATAAGATATTTTGTCGTCAATGCCCAAAGCCGCTAACAAGAAGTTGAAGGTTTCGTTAATATAGGCTTCGCTTGCGGGGGTAGAGACAACAATGTTTTCATTAATAAAATAAGCAAGAGGCAAACCTAAATCATTGTACCCAACAAAGTCTTTAAGTTCATCAAAGTCTCTATACTCAGCCCAAAACTCTGAGAGTATCTCACACATAGTTTCAAAGGTTGTCACGCATCTACCTCTTGTGCCTTAAAGAAGTCCTCAATGGTTTTAAAGTCTATGCTAGGGTCTACCTCTCTCATATCACAGAGTATATCATAGGCATACTCTATTGCCTTTGTACCGCTCAAAGTAGGGTTAGCCCATTGGCTAGATACCAAACCAGACAATGTTAGAACATCCTCAAACTCGTGCCAAAAATCTACTGGCAAATATTCTACTGCTTCCAGTTCTAGATAATGATCTCCAATATAGGCAAGGATATCTGCTTTGGTTTCTATTCTCATTCGTCTTCCATTCTCCAGTTCCGATAGTCGTGGTGTAACTTAGGTTCTTCTCTTACCTTAGTGCGTTCTGCTTGGGCACTGTCAAAAACCATCATTAGTCGGTTAAAGGTTAGTTCAGGCAAGACTCTTGCTACCATTATACCAACCTGCTCCAAATCAAGGTTTAGATCAGATACTATAACATTAAACTTTTCTGCTAACTTTTCTTCTTTACCGATACCGCTAACTCTGCGTATGCTGTAAGCCATAGTACTCCTCTCTATCCATTATACCAAAAAGTAGGGGAGAGGGCAAACCCACCACAGATTGCCCCCTCACCCTTAGACAGGGATGACCCTACCCCTAGTCTTGCTCAACTAAAACTGGTAGATATGCATCAACGAATTTATCAAAGGGGACCGATACTTTATCAGTAACAGTCTTAGTAATGAAGTCAACTAGAATTGTGGTATCTCCTAGTTCATAGCCATCATTGTCAATTGCGTAGATTCCAAAGCCGTGCTCATCTAGAATCTCGTGTTGCATAAGATAACTAATGATCATACGTGTTCCGTACGATGAATCAAACCACCTAGGCTTGGCGTGCTGCAGGGCCTGGGCCAGATCCCGCTGCCATTCAGTCTCACCCCAGTGGCTGTATAGGACGACCCTAGGGCCTGCCTCACTGTCTTGAAAGACGTAGTTAATGCGTGCTCCCATTATTCTTCAACTCCTTCTACGTAGTCTAAAATTACAACTGACATATCGGCCCAAATTTCCTTGGCTAATTCAATCTCATCTTCGTTAGTTTCACTAAACATAACAAAGTTCATATACGCACCGCTTGGCTCGTGTATTACTTCAACTTCATATTTATTCATTTTGGTCCTTATCTTGTAGGGTCTTTAACTCTTCTAGTGTAGCGCAACTTGGACATTTTTGCAAGTCGCTGTATACTTCGCTAATCTCGTAATTATCATCTTCCCATTCTTTATGGCAATTTTCACATAAATATAAAGGAGCATCAACTTTGACTTGAATCAGAGTATCTGCAGGGCAAGGAATTTCAGTAATAAAGTATCCTATTCTATTTACATATCCCCAGCCAGACCAGATGTAGGTCCCACCATCGTCACCGTCTCCGTACATCCATACGTGTTGTTCAGGGGTAGACTTAACAAACTCTACTTCCTCCCCATATGTTTCAAACATATAACCATTAAAGGATGAATCAATATCTAAATGGTTTTGAATAGGTTTATAGGTTTCAAACCATTCATCTTCAGTCATCTCAATAAACTTATCCATTGGCCTTGCTCCTATCTGAAATAGCAAATGCTAATTGGTATGTGAGTGCGTATACTTCTACAAAAGCGTCTAAGCGGCCTTGAAGATACTCGTATCCTTCTCCCCGCAAAGCCTCTGACAACTTTGTTTCACAATTATACATAAGGTTTTTTAGTTCCCCGTGCATAATGTCTGTACCTGATTCACCTAAGTCAACCAGTTTCTGTAGTCGTGGGTCCAATGTTGTATTCATCATTACTCTATCATACCTTCTGCCACTGACAACAAATGTCTTGTGGCTTTAATTTGTCCCCTAATGTTATCAATGTCTGCAGGGTCGTAATTGTTATCATTTAAATAGTCATCATAAAATTTCTCATAGTCCTGATTGAGACTAATCAAATGAATCTTAATATACTCAATCAGTTGATTCATCATCTTCATCCGTAATTAACTGAGCCACGTCAATGCTGTCAATCTCGGCGGTAAAGGAATAATCTGAGTAATCATAACTAGCAATTTCCTCTGCCTGCTCTGGACTATCAGCCTCTACAATAAAGTAATAGGTGACGGCTACTTGGACTTCGTACTGCTTGGTTTCTAGTTCGGACACGGTGATTTTTTCTCCTTGGTTCTTAATGGTCATATACTAATTATAGCGGGGAGCACTGACAAATGTCAATGTCTCCATATCTTGTTCCTGATAACACTTCTTGCAAACCAGGGTAGAGTCAAAGAATGTCACATATGTATTACAACAAGTACTCATTAGTCCTCTATGTATTCTACT